GTTGCTTCACGAATACCCATATCAATCCACCGCCATTATCTTGCCTTCAGGGGTTCTGTAATAAGACACTCCGCCTGTCCTCTCTATGAACACAGACCCCTTTGGAAGTTGGGCGGTGTCTGATGGTTCCATCTTTTTCTGCATATAGTCAAAGGCTCCACCTGACTGTGCCTTCATGCTTTCGATTGCTGTCTTTCTGGCAATTCTTTTCTGCTCTATGGTGGCTGCGCTTTCACCCGGCTGCGGGAAATATTTTAAATCCTCATTCGCAAACTCGGTGTCAGAAATGGCTGCGCCCGATTCCTTGCGCAATACAGCGGTGATAAAGTTCATTTTTGCTGCCAAATACCTCTGGCCGCCTTCAGACAATGCAGTGGCTCTAATCGCTAAAGGCAGATTACTCGCGGCAAAATCCCTCATATTAGCTGGGTCATAGCCGCCTGCGGTTACGTTTTCAAACGTCGATGTGGCCTCAATCATTCTGTTGGTAAAGGCTCCAGCTAGTTTTTCGTCGTTATTAAATGTTGGCGCTTTTTCGCCAATAACTTTCTCGCCGGCTTTTAAGCCTTTTGGAACAGGGAACCCGCTCAAATCCATACCAGGCACAGTCACCGTTGTGACGGTGCCGTCAGGCGCTGTTCTGGTTTCTGGCTTTGGCTGAGACAGGCGCTGCCAAGACATATTGTATGTCGCTTCTTCAGTCGGGGTGGCTGTGCCGTCGGCAACCTTGTTCCCCAATGTCAGGACATTGTTACTGTCTTGAGCTGTTAAGCTAGTGCCGCTAAACGCCTGACTGCCTTTGGCAAGCTCGGTGCCTATCTTTGCTTGCTTCAACAGGTTTGACAGCTTTCTTTCCTCAGCCGCCTCTTGGCGGTCTTGCGCCGCGCCGTAAGCCTCTATCCCAGCAGTGCCCATACGACCCAGAACCTGACCGAGCGACACGGGGCGGTCTTGCCACCCAGACGCCTCAAGGCCAGCAGCGGCAGCCATTAACCTGCCTTGGCTTTCCGGCGTCATCAGGCGAGACATGAAGCTGTCAGTGCCCTTTGGTTGCCCGCTAAGGCTAACTTGACCGGCCGCAGGGGTTAATGCCTCACCTTCGCTTTCGCGTTTGGCCGCCAGACCTTCCAGTATGCGTCTGCCCATAGGCGTCAGGTTTTGTTGGTACTTCGTCATTTCCGACTGAGGCGGGCTAGGCCGAGGCAATGCCATTGGCGGGGTAATCCCCTGAGGCGTCTGATATTGGCGCATAACATTTGCCCGAGGCAAAGGCGACTTGCCCTGCTCTAAACGGCTAAATCTGTCGAAAATGCTCATCTAGCCCCCCCCTTATGCCAAAAGGCCTAGCAGCGCGCCAAGACTGCCGCCACCGGCCGCGCCAAGGCCTGGTATCATCCCGCCTAACTCTGCACCACCAAGTGCGCCTGACAGGACGTTGCCGGCGGTGTTACGGAATACCGGCTGGGTGCTTGTGCCACCAACCGTGCCACCCTTGACGATGCCCATATAATTAGCCAGAGAAGTCATTGGCTGATTTTGCTCAAAGTTGAAGCGGTCAATGTCAGCTTGCAGCTCGGCCTGAGACTGAGCCTCACGCGCGCCACCGACACCGGCAAGGGTATTAAGGTCAGCAAACCCAAACTCACGAGCACCAGGCGCTTGGGCAATTGCCTCTTGTTGTGCCTGATAGGCTATAGGTGCCAAGGCTGAAGCCAACGCGCCCTGTTGATAACCTGAGCCGTAACGGCCAGCCTTCGAGGCTTGAGCCTGAACCTGCTGGATCGCTGGCTGGAACGCCGCGTTCAACAGCGGGTTTGTGCCGGTTAGGTTCTGCATCACGGCGTTCTGGACTGCGCCGATAAATGGCGAGCCGGTAATTGCCTTTTGGCGGGTGGCCTGCAAAGCCATCTCGCTTTCGGGGCTAAACCCTACCGTGGTTTGCTTTGGGTAATATGATGGCTGATTGCCGTATAGGTTTTTAGCCTCGGACAAGCCAAACTCCAGAAACGGCTGCGCGTATGCTGGCGCCGCTGTTGTCTGTGTGATTTGTCGGGTGTCTCCGCCGCCGCCTTTACTCATTTCTCAAATCCTTTGTCAAAACCACCGACGTTGCGGTGTAATCTTTGAGCTGCCGCTTCCAGCCCATACGACCGTTAATCTCCATTGCGTCACAGCCTAAGTTTTTAGCCCAGACCGCTATAGACTTTTCCGCCTGCATCAGCTCGTCTAGGTCTCCGCCTGCCAGCCATATGCGGCACACTGTCAACCTTGGGTAATCTACGACTTCGGTTATAATAGCAGACTTCTCTAGTGGATGTAACTGCGCATCCCCAACAGCCACGGCGCCAAACACGTCGTCCATAGAGTGTGTGCCGCCAGAATATTCCAGCGCCTCGCTAATCCACTTATGACAGCGGCGCCACTGATCCGTTAGCCGGTCTTCAGCCGACAATAAAGTAGGCGAATAGTGCATCGTGCCCCTGATTGCTAAAGTTAATAACCATAGTCCCGTCTACGCTGGTGCCGTCGATATATGGGTTATGGTGCCACGGGTCGTGGTCGACGCCAGTAAAAAACACCAAGCTAGATGTCGAATAGCGCGGATCATTAACTGTCGTCTGGGTTGTGTTCGCCGGCAAAGTTACATACCCAATACTATTCAGCCCGCCGTTGATCGTGCGGTTCAGAACTTCTGCAATCTCACGCGTTGTGGCCGTGATCGGGTTAAGCGTGCGAAAATTAGTTGTACGCTGCTCAATTGTCATCTCCGGCCGATCTCCCTAGCCTCAACGTCTAAGCCAATGACCTTGTTCCATCCACCCGACAAATTAAGTTTAGCCCTATGATATCTGCCTTGCGACCTATGCGGCGCGAACCCAGACACGTTGGGCGTGCTTGGGGCGGAATACGTCACTGAAGACGATTGGTTGTTTCTGGTGCCGACAGAAATGCTGACGCTGCCGTCTTCATAATATGGGTAACTTCTCACCACAATTGAGTGCTTGCCCATAGACATAGGCGCTTCACCTGTTTCGATGACGGCGTCCATTGGCGCACCGCTAAAGGTATAAATTTTGTCGCCATACGCGCCGCCAAAGAAATACTGGCCACCCTTAAAAAACCGGCTGTCTAGCTGCTGGCTCAGCCCGTCCACAGTGGCGGCCAGATTATCTAGGTCGTCTACCGTGTATCCGGCTGAGAACATAGGCGCCAAATAGTCAGCCTCGATCTCGGCTAGAGACCACTTGTTTAGAACATAGTTATAGATGATGATCTTGTCAGGCTGTCCGGTTGGCGACTGCGTTGACGTGTAAGACCACATTGCCACTTCGTTTAGCGGGTCGACACTGCAAGACATGCGATAGTCGTAGTTACTGTCAAAGTCCTGCAAGAAAAATTCGTTAACGCGCTCTGACCCTATTGGCGAAGCCTTTTGACCGTCAAATGCGTAAAATCCATCAGACGCCAAAAAGAACACAAGATTGCCAGAGTTGCAGACAGAATTTTTAAACGCGCAGCCGCGTTCAGCTACAACCTTGTCAAACTGCCAAATGAGTGGCGGGCCTGTGTATGTGGCGCGGTAAATAGCTTTTTCACAAAGCACAGTCGCATATTCTCCGCCGACTAAGCCGGTTATGGCGCCGCTATCGGGCAGGTCTTGAAAATCTGCCTGATCAACACCAGGAACCCAGCTTGTTATGTCGTTAAATCCAGACCACTGGCAGCGGTATGGTAGGCGCCCAGCGCCCGTGTCCACGTTTGCAGTCCAGACGAAATCACGAACCACCGCGATAAAGTCAGCCTTTGGCGCATTGGTCAAGTCTGCAAAGCTAGAGCTTGCACCTAACTCAAACGACTGGACAGTCTCGCCAACGCCCCCAGAAGTAAGGACGTAGTCGCCGAACTGCACGAACCGCCAAGTCTCTCCGTCGTCCAGCGTGTAACCGCCAACCTTGCTGACTGGGTCGAGATTGTTGGTTGATGTTGAGTGCAGGTACAAATTAGTCGCATCACCGGCAAACAGCTTGGTGTTTGAGGCTGTATCCTTTGCCGCAAAGATGCCTTTAATCGTGTTGGTTGCCGCGTTAGAGTACGGCACAAACGAGTTCATTGAGTGATAGCCAATTGCCGCTGGGAATACGTTTGTGGCCACGGTTACGCCGCTGTTCATTATGTCAGCCTGATCCGGCAGCCATTCACCTAGTTGTATCATTGTCTAGCCCAAGCCCCACTGCTTGATGCCGCCGCGCCCCAAATTTGGGAGCCAACGGCAACATCTGTCCAAATCCCTGACCCTGCGGCCACGTCGATCCAGTCTTCGCCAAGAACCTTTACATTGATTGACGTACTCGCCACAACCCTTGGCCGACCTGCTGTGACAAATATACCACTTGAGGCGGCTGTTGTAGAGGCCGACACGTTGACGGCAGAGTTCACTCTGTAGACAACCCCAGCCAAGGCGCTTGTGGTCGCCACAATCGAAGCTGCGCCGACCTGCTGTCTTGTGCGTGCAATCTCGCTAGACTGGGAAGCGGTAATATTCACGGCGGCAGTAACCTGCCGCGTTGGTGTCATTGACGCCGTGACGCCGGCCGCGCCGGTCACTGACGCCTGCATAGCTACCGTTCTTGTTGGTGTGGCAGTAGCGGATGCGGAGACTTCCACTGAGGCCGCAACAAGCTCGGCAAACTGAATTTCAGCAGCCGTCGTGATAGCCACCGAGGCAGCCCCATCTGCGACAACAACGCATAGCTGGTTAAGCTGCTCTAGGTTGTAGCCAAATGCGTCTAGGGCTTCTAGGCCACCCCAAGCGTCTAACTGTTCAAGCGTGGGGTTACACCAAGGCAAACCATCTAGGTTGTCCAAGCTGCCCGACAGCGCATCTAGGCTGCCGGTTAACTGTTCAAGCGTTGGTGTATTGGTTGCCATTGGCTAACCTAAGCTGCCGTGATGTCTAGGTCGCCAGCAGAAACTTTAAGGATGTCGCCAGTGTCAATCAGCTTGCCCACAGTAAACGCGCCGTGGATCAACAGATTTCCGCCCGTTAGGCCGTCAAACAAACCGAAGTGCGTGACGGTGCCCCAAGACGCCGTTGCAGGCGAAAACTCAGCGGCAGCCGTGTTGTCGGCAGTGCCTGACGCCGCAGCGTTAAAAGCAATAGACTGTCTGGCATATCCATTGCCTGACAGCTCTGTGCCGCTGTTATCGTCATTAAACGAGCCCGTGGATAGGCCGATATATACTGTTGTTGGCATAGTGTAGGCCGATGTGCCTAGCACATGATCCAACACCTTGTTTTCGAGGTAGTCACTCATAGCGCTCATAATTATTTCTCCGCAGAAGAATTTTGACGTTGATAAATACTGGTAATCTGAAGGCTGCCAGTCCCGTAGTGCGCGCGGCTTTCATCAATCTTGATTTCCTCTAGCGCAGTATTGAAGCGCTGCATGTATTGCGCAGCCCTAGTCTCATCAAGTAAATATGCGTAGGCCTCGGCTAA